TTCTTTGGGATATTTATTCTTTTGGGTATTTACATTCCCAGAGAAAGGAGACTCAGAAGCGGTCTAGCTCCGCGTATGGGTCGAATGACTCGTCGTGGCCGTCGACCCTGAAGCCGAACGGGAGGAGGTCTCGGTCGAGCTCCTCGGCTGAACGCTCGCGGAGCGCTCGCATGACGTCGGAGTTAGTGATCTCTTTGAAGGACGCCTGGGACGTGAGCCATCCGAAGAGGACGAGCGGCATGACCAAGTCGTCGTGCTTGCCCGGCTCAGCCGCGAAGCTGTTCTTGCTCTTGCTGAACGTCGAGAGCTCGTTGATGGTCTCGAAGTCGTTCACGATGAGCTGGTCCTGCTCAATGAGCATCTTCAGCATCGAGCAGCCCATTGTCTTCACGGACGACGAGGTGTTGATGCCCTTCTCGGCAGTCTTGCCGCCGAAGCAGACGTGCTTGCCGGTACGTCCCTTGTTCTCTGTCCAGAACATGTTCTCGTACTCGTACTCGTCGTAGAGGAAGTTGCACACCTCCCCGCCCATGTTGTTGTTCTCGACTAGGACGTACGCGTCGTTGTAGGCCTTGGCCAGTCGATAGACTGTCTCGGCGTAGTCTCGGGTGAGCACCATGTTGTTGCGGTACACGCAGACCTGTCGGTACGGGTGGGCCGTGACGTCGATGACCTGCAGAGCGGAGTAGTCGAGACCCTTTCCCTTCGACACGTCGGCGATAAGCGCGTAGACTCGTCCTGCCGTCGGTGCGGCGTACTGGACCAGCCCGTACTTGTCGTCGATGATCGGGTTGTGGTGCGCGAGGGTCTTTAGCTTGTCGCCCGAGATGAGCGTGCCGGACGAACCCTGGAAGTCGACCTCGTACTCCTGCGCGAACTTCTGGGTGTCGAACGAGAGGGCCTTGAGGGTGTCCTTCCTCCAGTTCTCGTCGCGACCGGGCACCTCCTGCCACTTCACCAGCACCGGGTTGAAGCCGTTCCAGTCCTCGTCGTCCTGAGGCTTGTTGGCGTCGTTCCAGAACTTGTAGAAGTGGTTGAGGCCGAACGGAGTCGAGGTGAAGAGCATCTTCGTGTTCTTACCGGCCGAGATAGTCGGGTAGGTCGAAGAATAGAACTCGTCCCAGCGCTCGATGAACGCGCACTCGTCGATGTAGATGAAGTTGAGTGACTTACCGCGGATGGAGCTCGAGGACGTGGCGGCCGCGATGATCTGCGACTTGTTCTCGAGGATGATCTTGCCCTTGTTGAACTCGAGCACGCCGTGCTGCAGCCACACGGGCAGAGCTTCATAGGCCAGCTGGATACGCTCGAGGACTTCTCGGGATGTGTCGGCCTTGTTGGCGAGGATGCCGACCTTGACGTCCTTGTTGAAGATCACGTAGTGAAGGATGAGGCACACCGCGGTCGTCGTCTTGCCGGCCTGGCGAGAGGTCGCGACGATCGTGCGGCGGTAGTCCTGGAAGCTGTTGATGATCTGCTTCTGGTAGTCGTACAGGTTGATGTTGACGAAGCCCTCGTCGAGCGTGATCACCTTGATGTATTTCTGGGCGAAGTAGACGGGGTCGTCGCGGCACATCACCCACTCTTCTACGAGCTCGGGCGTCCACTCGATGGGAGTGTTGGCTCGCTTGAGGTTGATGTTTCCTCGGTAGTAGTTACCGATCGTCTCGCTGCTGTTCACTTCTTCTTACCGGCTTTCTCGAGCATGTCCTGGAGGTCAGCCGTGCTGCCGACGACGAGCGTCTGGTTGATCACCTTCGCGCCCTCGTTGCCGTCTTCCCTTATGGACAGACGCTTGCGCTTCTCCTGGAGCTCCACGAGGTCCTTGTTGACGTCGGCCATGACCTTGATGAGCTTGGCAGTCATCTCGAATGCCTGCGGGTGCTGGGACTGTATGGCGACGTTGATCACCTCGTCGAGGGCGATGTTGCCCTTCTGGAGGAGGTGGTGCATGTTCTGTCGGGCCGTCTCCATGTCGTAGGAGCCAGTCTCGTCGCTCGGCGCGTCGACTACCACGATCTCGTTGGCCGGCATAGGCGACAGAGCGAACGCGTCGCTGATGGGGTCTTTCTTGTCAGTCATCGTCTATGATGTCGCTCCTCACGACTATGTACGCCCAGTCGTCGTCTTCCTCGACCTGCTGGTACGGGATGGCGGTCGCGGGGTCGGTCGTCGGCTCACCGTTTGCAGTCAGACCCGGCCAGGTCTCGGTCTTCGAGTAGACCGGAGTCTGCACGAGGTCGGGGTAGAGGTCTACCGTGGCGAACTTGATCACCTTCGCGAGGCCGCCGGTGTTGGTGAAGTACCAGCCCTTGAGCGTGAAGTTAAGCGTCCAGACGATCCGTCGGCCGTCAAGGAAGCTGCCCTCGTAGGTGTCCTCGTGCGTGACGGTGTTCAGGACGATCGATATGTCTTTCTTGTACTCAGGCACGCTGTCGAGCAGGTGTGCCGACAGCGTGATGTCCGGGCGGAAGAACGGGAGGATCTGCTCGACGATCTTGAAGCCGTCCTCGAGTGTCTTCGTGATGATCGAGAGCTCGTAGCTGAGGTTCCACGGCACCGGGTTGAGGACCGCGTGAGACGACCCGCCTGAGATGACTCGGTTGACGCCGGCCGGGTTCAGGGCGCGGGACGCATCGTATGACATGTCCTTGAGCTCGTAGGATATGCGCGGCAGGATGATCGCGCGGTCGCGGTCGAGGTTGGGGTCCTCCACCACGCGGGCGAGCCACTTCTCACGCGGGCCGTAGCCGAGCGGGACCTTCCAGTCGTCGACCTTCGGGTTCGTCCCGTCGCTTCGGGATATCCATATGTCGTTGAAGAGAGTGCCGAACAGGGCCGTGTACTTCTTCGTGAGCGCGTCGTAGAACTCTCCGGACTGGCCTAGCATCAGAACTCTCCGAACGGTGTGTTAGCGCTCCAGTCGAGGACCGTGTTGGCCTCCACCTGGATCGGGTCGTTCTGGTTGAACGCATCGTGGTCGATGTCGGTGACCGTGTCGTACTTGGCCGCGATGCCGTCGATGGAGCCGTTGCCCGTCGCGAATATCTCGTTGGAGTACTCGAACAGGTCGCACTTGAGCTCGTAGGACTGGATCTTGCCGAGCTGGTAGAAGATGGCGGCGTTCTCGACGTACGATATCTGGTAGCAGGCCTTCGTCATCGGGATGAAGATGAGGTCTCCCTCGTCAGGACGCGTCTTGCCAGAGACCGGCGCCACGAACTGGTTGAATGATCTGATGGACATCTGCAGTGTCATAGAGTCACGCACTTCCATGCCGAACTTCGACAGGAAGACGTTCTCACCGCCGAAGGACGAGAAGTTCTTGATGTAGACCTCGACGTTGGCGGTGTTAGAGAACGACGAGTACTCCATCTCGTTGAAGATGGTGTCGGGGTTCACGCCGTGTCGCGGGATGTAGACAACGTCGTGCGCGTAGAACTTGATGGCCTCGACCACCAGGTTCTCGACGAGGTTCTGCTCGTTGTTCGCATTGAAGTTGTTCAGGTACGGGTTACTGGCCATGTATATTCTAGCCGATCATAAAGGCAGTGACCATCGAGTTCTGGATGAGGTTCTCTTCCAGCTCGTTCACTTCTTCGTCTGCCTCGTCGAAGATCTGCTGACCGTTGAAGGTCACGCCGCCTGGCATGTTGATGCCGCTGAACTTCTTGAGGTTGTTGCCCCACTGCCTCTTGATGAGCGCGGTCGCGTACTTCAGGAGCCAGCGGTCTTTCCACACGTCGGGGTAGATCTCGGGGTCTACGATCTGGTATGCCTCGGCGATGACGTACTCGCCCGCCGCGATCTTGTTCTTGTCCATGTCGATGTACAGCTTGTTCACGTTACGGTTGTAGCGGATGGGCTGCTGGCCGACGAGGATCTGTTCGATGAACTGCAGGTTCTCGAAGGTCATCCAGAACGGGATGAGGTCGACGCCCGAGAAGGCGTAGAGGTCGTTCAGGGCGATCTGGTACTGGATAGAGAACATGCCGCCCGAAGCCGAGATAGCAGTGCCGATGTTGAAGATGGACACCACGCCGATGTAGTCCTCAGGCATCGTGATGTAGCCGTTGTCGAGGTCTGTCTGGGTCATCTGGTGGGCGTAGTACATCTTACTCGTGCCGTCCCAGTGGTAGTCGTAGTACATCTTCAGGGCGTCGTCGACGCGGTCGTCCAGCTGGGTCGGGTCGACGTCAATGTTGATGACGGGGGAGCCGAGCCTGCGCAGGCAGTTGTCGATGAACTCTTGACGCGTAGTGGGTATGGCCATTCGTCACGCCTTTATGATGTACATCATCGAGACGTTGCGAGGGCGTGTCTCACTGCCCGATCCAGCACCGGTGTCGGTGGTGAAGGTGTGGCTGTGTGCGCCGCCTGCGACGACTGAGATGTTGTGGCTGTGTGCGCCGGCGGCCTGTATGCTGATGTTGGTCAGAGCGCCGAAGATGCCGATGCCGGTGAAGGCGCCGTTGATGCCGATGCCCGTGCCGTTGACGCTCGTGGCGCGGCCGAGGTCGGTAGACTGTCCAGAAGCAGCGCCTGTGCCCGAGCCGTTGTTGCCGACGGTGCCGTTGAACGTACGGTCGGCGTACGAGTGCGCGTGGCCTGGGTCAGATATCGAGTGAGCGTGTCCGGGGTCCGAGACAGAGTGCGCGTGGCCTGGGTCGTTGACACCGTGAGCGTGGTTGCCCTGGACGTCAGCGGTCGCGGTGTGGGTGTGTGATCCCGCCGAGCTCGTCGTGCCCGAGTGCGTGTGGGCCTTGAACGACTCGTCCTGGAAGCTGCCGAGCGTTCGTCCCGAGTCTACGCCGCGTCCGTGGTCCCAGCCTCGGATGAACTCGCCGCGGAGGTCGGGCAGGTTGAACGTCGTGCTGCCGTCACCGGCGCCGTAGAGCGTTCCGATGACCGCGAAGAGCGTGGAGTACGTCGACCTGGACTTGGCAGAGCCGTCGCACTCGAACCAGGAGTTCGGCGCAGTGTTGCCCGCGAAGGCCGTGATGGAGCCTGACGGCAGCACCTGGTTCGCGTAAGAGACCGCGTTGGAGTAGGCCGTATTGGCGGCTGATGAGATCGCGTTCGTGAGGGAGTTCGAGACGGCGTTGACGTCAGCCGTAGTGGCGAGGCGCGTCCCGGCAGCGGTGACCGCGCCGTTGGAGTAGAGCCTGAGGGTGTTGTTCGCGTCGGAAGATGCGATGACTATAGAGTCGGAAGTGGCGTCGTGAGTGATCGAGCCGACGAGCAGGTTGGCGTCGTTGTAGAAGCGGTACGACGCGGTGTTGCCCGTGACGGTGATCTTCTGAGCGTAGATGTCGCCCGTGATGGCCACGTTCGCTCCCGCGTCAGTCGGCATGCCGTTCGCGTAGACCGCCTTGTTGGCGAGCGATACGAGGTTGTTGGTCAGGTTCAGGAAGTACTGGAACGTGTCACCGTTCGCGGCAGTGTTTCCCGGTATGAGGTTGGGCGATGCCATCAGCGTCCTTCGTTGAGTTTAGCGAGTATGGCCGTCAGCAGCTCTTCTACTCGCGACACTTTATCTTCAAGCTTATTTATCCTCTCGGACTGCAGCTTGCGAGTCTTGTACGCGTCGGCCGCGGCGCGGTCGGTGTTGACCACCGCGCCCGGGTTGCTGCCTAGCCTCTTGAACTTGTGGTCCATGCTCACCTCACTTCTGCAGCGCGATGGCGCGGATGTCAGACATCCGAGGTACCTTCGCGGTGCTGTCCGAGAGCAGGACGACCTTGAAGCAGAACGTCTTGTAGCCGACGATGAGTGCGCCGTCAGAGCGGGCGTACTGTACGATGCCGTTGTTGAGGTACGCCGTCGTCTTCGAGCCGACCGATGCCAGGACAGAGGTCGGGAGACCGTACTGGAACTCTCGGTAGTCGGT